GTCTCAAACTCTTCAATAACACCATGCCAAAGTTCTGAATATTGATAATGCTGCTGGCCATGAGATTCTACGATCAAATTATGCTTTGGGAAAAAACCATCATAATTAAATCTTCTCCCAGTTTTCGTATTAACAAGTCTTGGATCCGACCATTCCCATACATAATCAGAATGAAGAAGCAATGCAACTTTATCTAAAACGGCTTTTTGCCAAGCTAGTCTATTTCGTGTTGGTAATCCATATTTGTGACAATAACCTAATATTGTAGCCCCTACATGCCCTGAATCAATCGCTACACTCGCTATAACAACCTTCCCATCAGCATCAGCATACTTTAGAAGATCTTCTTTTGAAAAGAGATTTCTAGCTTGAGCCGCTCCCATAACTTCTGACCGTTTTTTGTATAAAGCCTCAGAACGTATGGGGTCATGATATCTGACTTGATAAGTTTCAGAATCCAGCCCGTGCAACTTTATATGATTACTGAGACTTTCACCTCTAAACCCACAAACGGCACAAGTTACATAATCCATGCCTTCTTTTAAATGTTTCCATTTATTATCTTCTTCCTGTTTAAATAATGATTCTAAGCTTGCCTTATGGGCTTCATCCCCAAACCTAGACATATGATTCTTTAAAGCTTGATCCCCTACACAACCAACGTTACAGACAGGGCACCTCCTATCAACACCACGAGCTACATCCCGAGCTTGAAGAGTTTCTGCACTAATTAACTTCTTTCCTTTACGAGATGAACCAGCACGAGTTCCAGCAGCAGAATGAAACTTCTTAGAACGAGCATCAAAAGCCTCTCTGCCAAAAGCTGCTACCCACTTATCACGTAAAGTATTAATACTCGTAGTGAAGCGAGTTGCCACCTTTTGCATAGGTTCATCAGTATGAAAAGCCGCTAAAACCTCTTCTTCAGAAACCGTTGATTGCTTTGGATCATTCCTATCTCGAACGGTTTCAAACTCTTTTTCACCGAGTTGTTCTTTTAGAACTCGACGAATTGTGTTTGGACTTCCCCCCAATCGTTTACAAAGAGTTATAAGTGGTTCTCCAGCTAAGAAAGCAGCAACAACTTCTTCCCTAGTCCAATTCCCATAATTAGGATTGTTCTTATCTAAAACAGCCTGGAACTTATCTTTTCCAAGGGTAGTTTCCAGAATTCTACGAATTGTACGATAGTTTCCCCCAAATTTTCTCGATAAACTGTTTAAAGTTTCCCCAGCTAAAAAAGCTGAGATGACTTCCTCTTTAGTCCAGGTAAAGTGCTTTTGCATAATGAAAGCACTCTAACACCTAGATTAACAATGTCAAGTATAATTGTATCTCATTGATCTAGTTAATCTCACTACTGTAACGTTTGAATTTCATTACGGAAGTGAGATGTAACTAAATGTAGTATATGTACTGAAATGTACTACACATTTGCCCTAAGGTTGAAAGTTAAGACCAGGTAAAGTAATGGAAATATGGGGGAGTAGTACATCTCGAAGCGTAATGTTGTGGCATCCTGAGAATCAACAATTGCAGTCATTCCCGTAAACGCTCCAACGATTTCCGCTTGGACTAGGGACTTGAACAATCCAGTCATGGTCACCACAACTTCATTGGTTCTCGTTGATAGGAACTTAGTCCCAACAAACGAATCTAGGATTGTTCTGGACTGTTGCTGTACATAGTCCGCAATCTGAACAACGGTAGGTAACCGTGTCAGTACGGATGTCATGTTAGTTGTCAGACCTTGACGGATCCTGATAATAGGATCCAAGTCTTCCAAGATGGTGATGCCTGCAACCGCCGTCTGGTTTGACTCAACTGGATCCATCTTACGAGGAATCCTTGTAAAGCCCTGAATCTTACGACGGGTATAAGGAGTAGCCACGTCTACTGCGGGCGACACAACGGCTCCTGCTACGGCTGCCCCATAGAAACTGCCATCAATCAGACTTTCAAACGATTGCCCCAACTCATCAGTCAAGGTGATAACTGCTGAATCAGGGTACATGGCAATGATACGACTTGAGTTCAATCCCTTTGCTACCGCCTGAGCCGTAGTCGGGGATGTTCCTGAAGCGAAGCCGATCATGCCAATTCGTTCCGACTGATTACGGATACTGCTCTGAATTTCGCAATGCGAAGTCAGATGGGTATAGACTGAAGTATCCGTTGACAAAGGCACCATAACATCAGGCTTGACGTTACCCGGTAGAGGTGTGGCCAACTCATCAATAGCGGCATTGAATGATTGAGCAGATGCCTGGTTAGTATTAGGTACTTTAAGTACCTGTTTGATAATAACCAAGACAGCTCCATTCAATATTGACAAATAAGCCGCTAGAGTAACCCTATTTTCAGCCGAAGTAGTACCAAAGCTAGCTTCAATCGTCTTGAGCTGTTGGTACAACTGGGGGCTGAAATCTTGCTTCAAATAACGATAGCTAAGGAAATAGAAATCCCCAACAGCAGGTTCCACACCACTTGGATTATAGGTAGTCAGATTCGATGTGTCATTGACACCCACACCTACGGTATTTGTAACCAACAGTTCCAAACCCCCAACAGAATAACGAGGGACGGATGGACTTACATGGAAAGTAGGAGAAACTTCCAAAGTGAAATGCCCAGTTGGGTCATAGGTACCAGTGCTCGAAGGCAATACCGTAAAGCGTAGGCCTGTACGGGCATCCGTATAGGTCTGTCCAGGTATCCCAGTTCCACTTGAACCAGTCGGAGCAGTTGAGGTTACTACGTAATTGTTTTGAGCATCTTCCCCTACATCACCATCTGTACCGGGAGTGATTCCAGTACCACAAGTAGGATTGAATGCTGAGTTAGCAGCATTCACAAATCCAATGCTAGAAGTTGCTGCTCCAGTCGTTAGAGACTCAATGGTTATATATGTATTGCCACCTAAAGCATCTGTGTAAGCCACGGCACCGGATGCAAATCCCACTGTAGCCATGAGAGCATCAACAACTTCTTGAGCAGTTACAAGAGTCTGACTAGCGAACTGATTTTGAGTAAATCCAAGGACAGCATTTGCCGAACCTGTATTAATCAAAATAGCGGATCCAGAATCATTTGTAGGACTTGTCAAACGAATCTTACCTGTATTCACCCCAGCAACAGCCGCAGATGCAACACCCGCAACGACCCCATTGATAGCGCCTACCACTGCTGCTGCTGCTACTGATGCCCCGTTAGGCAAAGTGACACTATAATCTACGCCATTGACTCGAAGACTAAAAGCATCATTCAAACCCGCCGTAATATTGAAAGGACCCGCTATAGACCCCAACATTGTAGCGGCTTTGTTGATAGCTCCCAACGTGCCATTTACGCTCTGGAACGTAGTGAAACCTAAAGTATTTTCGATCGTACCTTGATTGACCGTAACATTTGTTATATCGTCAATAGTAGCGGGGGCTACACCTCGAATAATAAAGAAGACATCCCCTGACCCTATTTGCTTATAACTTGCTTTACCAACACCAACAACTGCGTTGATATCTGTTACGATTTGAGTTGGGGTACGAGCCCCGGCACCAGACCCAGCCGTAATCGGAATAGTTGCAAATGTAACCCCATCAATTGTAAGATTCAAGTTGTTGGCAGGAACAACAGGGATATTAATTTTCCCTGCACCATCAAGAACAACGTGTGCCCCTACCAAAACCGCTGGGGCTGCTGAAGCCAAGTTAGAAGCTGGACTTGCTCCGTTAACCAAAGTAGTCCATGTTGCTGAAAACGGAGAGTAGAAAGAATACGGGGAAGCACCTTTGATTGTATAAGCAGCATTGCTAGCTGTAGTATTACCAAAGGTTACCGTTACAACTTCCGATACTGGAGTGCCTGACCCCGTGTGGAACGCATCAGGAATCTGTTCCACACCACGAGGCCATTGTACAATTTGGCTTAATCCAGCCTTGGTCCCAAATTTTACCTCTAGCAGGTTTTTGTTCAACAAAGTTGAGAAAACTGTGTACTGACCCATTCCAACCGGACCAGCAACTTGATTGGTAAAAATGTATGTATCATCTACAAGACGGCTGTAGTAAAAAGTTGCATAAGCATTATAATCAGGCGGTTGAGGAGTTTTCAAAACGATTCTACGATTTACCCCATCCACAACCGTAACTGATACGGCCGCTCTGTTTAGAGCGTCTTTCAAAGTACGACCCGTATAAACTCGAACAAGGTCAGGTCGATTTGTGATAAGATCCTGACGGCTATTAGCCACGGAATTAAAAGTAGCGAGACCTAATGGAGTGCTACGTCCATTCCCCATTGTAGGAACTTCAGGGAGCAAGAAATCCGTAGTTGATACCGTAGCGGGGATTGTGCTGGTATCCGTTACCCTAGTGCATAATCCCAAGAACATCTGATCATCTATTAGGGTGCCAACAACCTGACCACCAGAACCCGTTGATCCATCAAAGGGGGTAGCACCAGGAGAAGTTGTTCCAGCAACTACTTGAAAACTAGAACCCCAGTTAATAACACTCGTATCCGCACTTGGATTGCTGACTACAAAATCCGTGCCTTGGATGTAATCATTACGTCCTGGAGAAATACCGCAACGTAATACCGTAGTTACCAAACTATTGGGTAATTGATCGAACGTATCTTGCCAGGTATTAGCCCAATAATTCAAGACAACCGTAGAACCAGGAGCAGGAGCGAAAGGCAAAGTCACAATGCCATTAGCACCATCCACGGCTGAGACTAAAACTTGAGTACCGTTGACTTTCGCAACTACTTTAGACGGATCCGTAGTTGTAATCCCACCGCCCGTCCCATCCACAATGGGACGGTTAAAAACACGGAAAGCATTGGTACGATTAGTAGCAGCACCAGATGTAAATCCCAAGGGACCATTAGCCGTTCCGCTCCCAATTATAAGCCCAACAGGAGTTGTAAACTGAACGTGATCTAATCCTTGGCCATCCGTAGAAACTGACGTTAGAAGATTTGGGACTAACGCTGCATTAATTACAGAAACTACTGATGCCGCAGTTAAAGAACCTTGAGGCAACGTAACAGTAGCTACAATACCGTTGACGTTGATAACAAACTGATCATTAGATCCCGTGGTAATAGCAAAAGGAGCATACCCAGGAGAGATTAATGTGGCATTTGTGGTAGTAACTTGTTGAGAGACATCATCCGTAAAAGCCGTGTCACCACGATGGAAAAAGTACGTAACCCTGACGGAATCCGTAGGCTGAGTTGGGATTTGAAGAGTAATCCAACCTTTTTGGCCTCGGACTTGGCCTAAAGCTACAGGGGAACTATTCACCGTTACCGTAACTTTACGGGTGTCATTAGTAACCCGACCAAACCCTTCACCATCTACGATCGGATAATTTCTAACTCGAAAAGTTGTTAGAGTGCCATCTTGAGCACCAACAATGGGATTACTTGGGTTGGTAGAATCAACTATCCAGCTTTCCGCAATATCTTCGTTGACAATTTGCTGATCAACGGTTGCGGATGAACCCCGAACAAGTTCAAAATCGTCTTGTTCTAATTCTTCTTGTCCTACCCCAATTAAAGCTGGAATTCTGAG